TGCTCATAATGCCACGCAGCACGCTTCTTTAAATCCACCAGAACAGGAACGGACGCTTTTTGCAGCTGGGAAACGGTCTTTGCGTCGGAGTGTACCAGCTGCCCCCAGCGTGTCAGCTGTTCTTCCGTGATGTATCGTGGGTCTTCCGGGTGTCGCTTTATGTGTATAAAGCTATACAGACAGAAGATACCGAACAGGGCGGCAACAACTGAAAAAATGACATGAGAAGAAGCAAAGAGGAACACGGCACCAGCCAGAGCAACGACGCCGAACACAACAAAGCTGGCGTCTGGTCTTTCCTGCAAAACTGCCGTGGTCTTTGGCGGCTTCTCTTTTGGCTGCGTAGCTGCTTTCTGAACTTTAGCAGGAGCAGGAGCGGCAGCAGGAGAGGAAGCAGAGGAACTGGCGGCAGCAGTGGAAGAAACACGGCTGCTGACTGCCTTTTTCTTTTTGCTTTTCAAATTCTCGGTCTTAACGTAAGAAACACCAGTGCCGGGAGCCCCTATGCTGGTTGTGACCCTGCCGCTGCTGTTTATACTTTTACGATACCCCTTGACGCCTGCACTTATACCAACGCTTTTCTTGCTGATGTTAAGACGGACGCCGGGGGCAATTTTCACGCTTTTTCTGAAACGTAAACCCATATAAAACCACCTTTCTTGCGAATATCCACAAAAACATAGAAATTATAATAGTGAGTGCGCCCAGCCTTGCCACGCTGGAAAGGTGGTCACACATGATAAAAAAATATATACACTGGTATGATTGCAGAGTGTACGCAATCTATTACAGCAGCATAAACACTATTTATTATAATTTAGATTTCAATGGAGCAACGCAACTTATAATTTGTAAATAGCGGGGGACGCTGGGTGCGTTATCACCCGGCGTCTGTCCCGGAAACACTGCCAGTGTCAACGGGCGGGCACTGGGCTTCTAAATCTTCTGGATTGTCTGGAACTAACAATGCAGGGTCCGCAGTAACAGCAGCAACAAGCCTGCGTTTGAAAAATTCCACGGCAGTTCTTCTAATTTCTGGGTCAAGTTCAAAGTACGTCTTTATGATTTCCAATTCAAGACCCGTGGCACCTTTAGACTTCACGAAGTCGTCAAGGCTGAATGTGTCCGGCTGTATATACATTTCACCAGAACCAGTGCGCAACCATTCTTCATTCACATTATAAAGAAGACAGATTGCCTTGATTGTCTGGTCAGTGACGGTTGAGCCGTCCCGTTCCATGTAGCTGACGCCAGTTTGCTTCATTCCCAGACTTACTGCAAATTCAGTCTGGCTGATGTGCAAAACATCTTTTCTAAAATGCTTCACACGTTCATTGATAGTCATTTGACTTCACCGCCTTTCTTTTATGTTTAAAGAATAGCAGTAACCGCTAAAAAAGTCAATATTAAAAACGGAAAAAGGGTTGACAAATAGCAGTAACCGCTATAATATATAGTTAAACAAGCAGTAACCGCTACAACAGAAGCGTTTACCGCTTGCGAAACCACACAGCATGAAAGGAGGAACAGACCATGACAGAAGTTAAAAACATGGAAACCATGATTGCAACTGAAAACCAGCAGGAAGCAACAGAGGTCATGGCTTTTCTGGGGGAACTTGAACCGCAGGAAAAGAAAGACTTTCTGGTGTTCATGCAGGGCATAAGATTTGCAAAGGGCATGGCACAGAAAATTGCGCCGCAGTCCGTATAAAGGAGGGCGCAGGAATGGAAGTACAAGGAACATTCAATGCCCAGCGCTTTTTTGAAACGCTGGCGCTGATTATATCCCAGCGGGAGGGCGTGAAAGTCACCGTGACAGTGACACAGCCAGAGCCGGAGAAGAAAGAAAAGCAGTCAGCGTGAGCGCCGGGCAGCAGCAGAAACAAAGGTTTTTCAAAAGTCAATAGCAGTGAATAGCAGCAAGGCTGTTCAAATAAAAATCATACCAGATACAAGGAGGAAAGCCACAAAATGAAAGAATTTGTGAAGAAAAAAGCAGTCATTGTCATGGACAGTGCAGGACTGCCAAACTACATGACCATGTTTTATATGGAGCCGGGGACCTATGAGCCGGAGGACGTGCCGGAACTGTTCAAAATCAGAAACAAGATTGTTCCTGCGGTTCTGGTGTCGCAGTTCACCAACACCATGATTAAGGGCGTCCCGGCGTCCTTACCTTACCAGCAGCCAAAACACACTATCAGTTATAATGAAGCGGCGGCAGCCTGCGGAAGAAAAGGCAAGGGCTGGCACCTTATGACAAATACAGAGTTTGTCTATCTACTGCATGAAGCAGAGGAACTGGGGCACACAATCGGCGGTAATACAAACTACGGCAGCAACTCGAAGAATGAGCAGGAAAGCGGCGTGAGATACGACAGCGCCGGACGCACGCTGACCGGGTGCGACCCCCTCACATGGTCCCATGACGGAACAGCAGACGGCGTGTTTGGTCTTTGCGGTAATTTCTGGGAATGGGTCACGGGCTTGCGTCTGCACAAAGGCGTTGTGGAATACACGCCGAACAACGACGCAGCAGTTGAGGGCTACACAGAGAAGCCAGACTGGACCGTTGCAGAGGTGAACGGCAGACCGTTGAAGCTGTACGGCAACAGTGCTGGTGATGTGGTAATGTCCGTTGCGGAAGAAATCGAAGAAAACTGGGAGGGCTGCCACATGGCAGACTTGCAGCTGGAAGAACTGGACGAAGTGCCGGAAATTGCGTACAAGCTGGGAATTGTACCGCATGACTGGAAGCATGAAACAGCTGGACTTTGGGCAGACAGCGAACTTGAAGAAGCCGTGCCTTTCCGGGGTTCGGGTTTCGGCAGCGCTTCCAACGGTGGT